CCCTTTCAACAATGCTTGAATCGGAAAGCTTCTCAGCCATGAAACCGGGCCCAGCCCTTGAGAACTCTGCATATTCGAGTGTAAACCGATCTGAACCAGTTAGATGTTCTAACTTGAACCCGCCATGTATTCGGGACACTGTGCCAAAGACGTCATGTATTAGCGGCAATAGCTTCCAACCATCAATGGCGACCGTAGCAAAACTTGCTAACACGAACAGCGCCTCAAGTTGCCTCTCGGACTTGGTTTGTCCGCTATATTTGCGGAAGGTTTCAGGTTGAGTCGCTTTAGCTGCGAGTTTGTGCAACTCTAGCCTCGGCATTGCTTTACGCCAATAAACACCAAGAAAGTGGGCTTCACCTATGAAGCATTTTTCAATGTTCAAACGAATATTAAACTTATTTAACGTCTCTCTAAGTAAATCGAGATTAATCTCCTTACTTACAGAGAAGATACTGTCATCGCCTAGCACTAATAGACGACGACGAGGTAGGTCAACTCTCATTTCATGGAGTGCTGCAAAGATAACCATCACATTGACAATTGAATCAATCAACTGTGTGAAATAGCTACCACTTGGAATGCCGTGATCCTTACCAGTGTATAAACAGCCATCTGGCATGACTATTGGGGTATAGACGAAATAACGAACCATCTTATCCCAACCAAGCTGATCAGTGTCTTCGGACTCGAACCAAGTCTTTAAAATATCAAAGGCCTTGAAAATCAAGAGCGAAGGAACAGTCTGGTCAAACTTGGAATAATCAAGACAGTGGACTACACCTTGATCAACGATATCCAATGAAATGCGTGGGCCTAAATAAGCTTTAGGGATTCCGAAAGCCATTGGAGTCTCCAGACAGAGGAATTTGTCGATGAGTGGTCGCGCAAACTGAGCCTCACAAAAAGTCATCTCTATCGGGTACCCCCAAACGAGACGTGTTTTGTTGCCAGCTTGCGTTCTCTTAAAGGCAACGCACGGATTAGCTGCCTTTGTGCCCCTAATGACCTGACTTAGGCGATCTAAGCCATATTGGATAACCTGTTTCTTCTTTACTAAAAAAGGAAGACCAGAATTTTTATCCAATTTAACCGAATTAATCAGGTCAGTAGGCTCACGCAGGGCTTTTAGCGCTTCCCCCCTTCTACCGAAAATTGAAAGCGCGACATTAAACCCATGACGTAAGTGTTGATCCCAAGCTACCCTCTTGTTGTACAAAGGTGAATATAACTCAAGAGCTTCGTATAGTTGAGCAGGATCATAAACGCTACGGGGATCATGTGGATACGTGATTCCCTGACGTTCTAAGATCTCGCCAACGTACTCATCGAACAACTCCTGTTCGCTACCTGTGTTAAAAACACCCATGTATTGGCGAAGCGCTGCACGCCGGAAGCGTCCCATATTAATCATGGTATTCCCGGTCCTTTCTTTTTCGCGAGCTTCTTTTATAACCTAACAATCTACTTTGCGATAGAATTTAGGCGGAGGTGCCTCTCCAGATACCCAAACCTATGCGTACGTGGTGCTGAGTGTTAGCCAAGTACCCGTAAACATAAGCCTAGTTTTAGAAACACTAAGACTATACACAGTCGTCTAAGGTTTCACAACGGGAAACATTCCAGTGCCCCCGTATAGTTGTCACCACGCAAATGGTCTTTCAACCTTTGTGAAGCTCAAACGGCAGAAGAAATTTGAATTCTCTTGCTCAATTTGATGCTATCAAAATTCCTTCACCTTATTCGTCATTTC